TCAGGCGTTCCTCTCCCTGAAACGGTCATGACGAAGCCGCCAAGCCCTTTTGAGAAGCCATGAGTGCCTCTGTAAAGCCCAAGCAAGCCAAGGGTGAACTGCCCATACGAGGGGCAAAGAAAAAACCGCTTATAGGGGCTGTAAAGCCTCGTATTCACACGCCTTTGCTAAAAGGGGAATCTAGACTGCCTGAAGTGTTGAAATTTTTAAAAACTATCAACATAACTTTGTTGCCTTGGCAGGAATTTGTACTTGATGACATGTTGAAGGTTGATAAGAACATGAAATTTAAAAGACGAAGTTTGCTCACGATTACGCCACGCCAAAACGGAAAAACTGAACTTGCTAAGGTAATGATCTTGGCTCACATGTTTGTTTTTGAGTCTAAGAACATAATTGGACTTTCATCTAACCGATCTATGGCGTTTGATGTGTTTAGGGCAGTTGCTAATACAATTGAGGAAAATGATGTGCTACTTCATAAAACAAAAGCAATTAGATACACAAACGGACAAGAATCAATTACATTAACTGATAATACTCGTTACGAGATTGTTGCAGCAACAAGGGACGGAAGCCGAGGAAAGCACGCTGACCTTTTATTTATTGATGAATTACGCGAAATCTCAGTTGAGGGGTTTCAAGCAGCCGTACCTACAACAAGAGCGAGACCTAATGCACAAAGTCTTTATTGCTCAAATGCAGGGGACGCATTTAGCACCGTGCTTAATGATCTACGAAGCAAGGCAATGGAATACCCAAGCCCTACATTTGGATTTTACGAATACTCAGCACCAATGTCTATTAGACAAAACTTGCATGATCGTAAATTGTGGGCAATGAGTAATCCTGCGCTAGGTCATACCATTACAGAGGAAGCAATTGAGGAATCTATCTCTACTAACTCAATTGAAGCCACACTCACCGAAACTTTTTCGGTTTGGATTGATTCTCAGGTTTCACCATGGACATTTGGCTCAATTGAGGCGTGTAGTAAATCTGACCTTGTTTTGCCTGTTGGTGCAATGACTGTCTTTGCATTTGATGTCAGTCCGTCAAAACGAACAGGTACTTTAGTTGCCGCCCAATTAGTTGACGGAAAGATTGGTGTTGGAGTTATGGAAACTTTTAGTTCTGAAATCGCTATTGACGAACTTAAAATGACCCAAGCCATACATGATTGGGCTTTAAAGTACAGACCTACTTACATTGCTTACGATAAGTACGCAACTGCCTCTATTGCCCAAAAATTAGAACAACAAGGTCATAAATTAGTTGATATTAGCGGACAAGCGTTTTATCAGGCATGTGGCGAATTAGCCGATAGTCTGACAAATAATCGTTTAGTTCACCAAGGGCAGGAATCTTGGGTTCAATCAATGAACAATTGTGCAAGTAAGCAAAATGACTCAGGTTGGAGAATTATCCGCAGAAAATCGGCTGGAGATGTAACCTCAAGTATTGCAACTGCAATGTGTGTCCATTTGTTATCTAAACCAGTTTCCGTCCCAATGATCTACGCATGACAGTTAAAAGTGATATAATTCTCTAATGGGATTTTTCCGCGATTTAATCGGCATAACACCAAAACCTCAAATTCAAGCGCAACTTGCGCCACCTGTCGTTACAGACGCATTTAATTTTTATTCACAATTTTCTCCTTTTCAAACTGTAAGTCGCAACGAGGCAATTTCTGTTCCTAGCGTAATGCGCTGCCGTAACTTAATTGCAACAACAATCGGCGTTATGAATTTAGAAACTTATTCAAAAGCAACTAAAGAAGAATTACCAAATTTACCTTGGGTAAACCAAATATCTAAGTCTGCACCAAATAGCGTTATTATTACCGCATTAGTGGACGCATTATTTTTCTACGGCGTTGCATATCTTGAAGTAACCGAAGTGTATCAAGACGATAATCGTCCAGCGCGTTTTGATTTTGTTAACAACATTAGAGTTACAGTTCAATTAAATAAAAATAATACTTTTGTAGATTTTTATAGTGTGGACGGCGTTGAGCGCCCAATGTCGGGAATTGGTTCGCTCATCACCATACAATCACCAATTGACGGAATTCTTATTTCAGGCGCACGAACATTGAGAGCCGCAATTGATCTTGAAAAAGCAGTTAGTGTTGCTTCAGCCACACCGCAACCCGCAGGTGTATTGAAAAATAATGGCGCTGACTTAGGCGAAAAAGAAGTTGCTGGATTATTGGCTGCTTGGCGTAGCGCTAGAGCAAACAGATCAACTGCTTATTTAACTGCAAGTTTAGAATATCAACCAACTTCATTTTCACCTAAAGACATGCTCTATGTAGATGGCTTAAACAATATGGCAACTCAGATTGCAAGACTTTGCAATGTACCTGCTTATTATATTAGCGCGGACAACAACAACAGTATGACTTATACAAATGTCCAAGACGAGAGGCGTCAATTTGTTGCGCTATCTTTGCAACCTTACATTTCTGCCTTGGAAAGTCGTTTTAGTATGGACGATCTGACACCCAATACACAATTTGTTTCGTTTGACATGGACTCAGGATTTTTAAGAGCAAACCCATTAGAGCGTTTAGCAGTAATTGAAAAGATGTTAGCACTTGACCTAATAACCGTAGAACAAGCGAGAGAAATGGAAGAACTAAGCCCAAATGGAAATAATTAATTTTAGTACAGATTTAGAGGCTTCAGAATCCCGCAGAATTATTGCAGGAAAGATTGCACCTTACGGCAACGAAATTGGAAACACCTCAGTAGGCAAAGTTGTATTTGAGGAAGGTTCTATTTCAATTGATGACCCAAAAAATGTTAAATTACTTTTAGAGCATGACCCAAAAATGCCAATTGGTCGTATGAAAAATGTAACTGAGGATTCAAGCGGAATTTATGCTGAGTTTAAGGTTAGCAATACGACAAGAGGAACTGATAGCCTCATTGAGGCAAGCGAATCGCTTCGTTCTGGGCTGAGTGTTGGAGTTGAAGTTATTAAAGGAAAAAACAGTAACGGAGTGTACCGCGTTAGCGCGGCTCGCTTAATTGAAGTTTCGCTAGTGCAAGCGGCAGCATTTAAATCTGCCGAAGTAACTAGCGTTGCTGCGTCTGAAAATACAGAGGCAGTTTCAACCGAAACCATAACAGAAAAAGAGGAAATTGTGGAAAACACAACTACTGAAACTGTTGCGTCCGAGGTAGTAGAAACCCCAAAGGTTGAAGCCTCTCGCCCAACAGTCGCAGCACCAATTTATACAAAGCCTCGTCTTGAGTTCACAAAGGAAAAATTCTTAGAGAACACACTTCGCGCACAATATCTAAATGATGATTCTGCTCGTCAATATCTTGCAGCCGCAGCCGATACAACTGACAACGCAGGTTTAATTCCTACTCGTCAATTAACAGAGTTAATCAACCCACTTTCAAATGCTGACAGACCTTTTATTGATAGCATTTCAACTGGTGCATTGCCTGACGCTGGCATGAGTTTTGAAATTCCTAAATTAACTCAAGCACCAACAGTTGCAGAAACCGCAGAGGGCGCAGCACCTTCAAATACTGACCAAAATGTTGCCTTCACTACGGTTTCAGTCAAAAAATATGCTGGTCAACAGCAATTTTCGGTAGAATTATTGGACAGGTCATCACCTGCGTTTTTCCAAGAGTTAGTTCGCCAAATGGAGTTTGCGTACGCTAAAGCAACAGATGTTGCAGTTGGTACGGCTTTAATTAATGGCGGTACAGATGGCGGAAACCGCACAATGTCCGCAGCAAATATCCAAGACTTTATTTCAGACGCAGCCGTTTCAATTTACAAAGGAACACTTGGTTTTGCAACTAACATTGTTGTATCACCTGAGCAATGGGGCGCACTAATGGGATTAGTTGACGGTTCAAATCGTGCCGTATTTACACAAACAATTAATCCTCAAAACGCTTCAGGAAATCTAACACCTACAAATATTCGCGGCAATATTGGTGGATTAAATCTACGCGTTTCAACTGCATTAACAGATGGCTCAGGAATCGGCGACAACACAATTGTTGTAATCAATCCTGAATCTTACACTTGGTATGAATCAACCAAGTATCGTTTAGAAACTAATGTAATTGCCTCAGGACAAATTTCTGTTGCATATTATGGTTACGGCGCAATTGCCACAAAGGTTGCGGCTGGATCGTACTTATGGAAAGTTGCATAAACTTCCTTAAATAGGAATCACCTGTAAGGGGGCGTTGGAAGCCTTCGCCCCTTTACTTTAAGAAAGGACAGACATGGCTGCTACTTTTTGCACCGAAGCCGAGTTGAGGGCAAACTTGAGTTTGGGCAGTTTATATTCGTCTGCAACCGTTGAGGAAACCTGCCAAGCAGGACAAAATATAATTACAGATTATTTGTGGAAAAACCAAGCATACAATTCTGCACACTCTCACATTGTTGGATTTGGCACTTTATATTTTGATACACCCCACAGTTTTTTTATTGGACAAACAGTAACAATTAGCGGTAACGGCGCAACTTTTAACGGCAGCAAAACAATTACTAGTATTACAACTAATTCAATTACTTTTGTAACTTCACACTCAACGGTTGAACCAATTCACCCAACTGCACCTTTTGGTACTGTTGCTGCAACAGATTATGTAACCTATGCGACTATTCCAGAAATTAAATTGGCGACGCTTATGGTATGCACGGAAATTTGGCAAGCAAAACAGGCAGCAAACGGCGGCGCGTTAGACCCTAACTTTCAACCAAGTCCCTTTAAAATGGGCTCAACTCTTATTGCAAAAGTCAGAGGCTTGCTTGCGAATCACTTAGCGCCAAATGGACTAATAGGCTAATGACAGTTGCCGTTACAACTCTCAGAGCCTCAATCAAGTCCGCGCTAACTAATGCGGGGGTGTGGGATACATTTAGTTATGTACCAGCCACACCCACCGCCAATAG